TACCCAAAGCCAGAGTCTACATCCGCTGCGACACGTTTGGCGGCCCCGTGGACGAATACGAAGCCGCGTGGCTCGTTTCCGTCCGAGCCATGCGCAACCGCCCCTTGTGCTTCCAAGTGTGGGTCGAGAAATACGCTGCTTGTTTCGACAAGGTGCCGCCGCAGTGCGTCTATTGGTATGAGCCGGAAGACGATCACACGGCATTGCCGCTGCACAAAGTGCAGATGTGGGAATGCCTGTCGGGGTCCATTGAAGTCTGGCGCAAAGACCAACTCTCCGACGTGCCCGTGCTGGTGAACCTGGGCAAAGGTAATCCACCGATAGGAGGCCACTACTGGTTCACGATTGATCACCTGCCAGAAGGACAATCATCTGGCCTCCTGGACGTGGGTGACTCCGAGTTGCTTGAAGAGCACAAGGAGGGCAACGTCATCAAGCTCAGCAATGGGCAGATCGCAATCTACCCGAACAACCGCATCAAGTGGATGCCAGTTTCACTGACTGGCAGAGACGCAGCCGCAACCATCCCCGATTGGAACGTGGCTACTAACGCTCAGTGGGACGAATGGTGGTCTGACTCTGACGAAATCCTTGGCGATGCTAAATGGGCGTATTAAAACCAACGTAGGACATAAATATGAACCGTTCCTCTCAATCGTCTTGTTCTCCGTCGCTTGTCCCTATACTTATGAAAGACCTACACACTCCAATCGAGCCAAAGCAACTGCATCCGATGTTGTTGGATGATGCGCACATAGGCAAAATCGTCGCATTCGACTGCCGCGAAAGGATGCTCACCATCCAAGTCGATGAGATGCCAAGCGGCAAAAAGCCTGGACACAGGCTTGGAGCGCGGGCGATTCTGGTATTCCTGCCGGAGAACGACCCACATCAAGCGACGGCAGGCGATGAACTACCGAAAACATAACCAAAATCCACATTGACGCAGGAATTAAACACGGAAATGAAACTCATGAAGACCAATAGCGCCTTGATTCAGCTTCCGAATGACGTGGCCCGCTGTGATGGCGTAGGATTCGATGAAAACGGCAGTTGGGACTGGCGCGAAGGCTGTGAGACGTGTTTACGCCGCACTGCTCCACGCGGAGACATGATGCTAATATCGTTTATCCATCCGCCTGCTATCATCGCTTTCGAGTGCGAGTTCCTCATTGAGCCAGACAGCAATCATCCAAACCTAACACTCTAATGGGACGCTCACCAAAATCACTCATCAACGAAACCTTCGGCAGCTTGATCGTTGTCGAACTCGTATCTCGCAACACCCATGGCAATAGCCGTTGGCTGTGCCAATGCGAGTGCGGAAACAAGACCGAGGTATATTACCAAAATCTCACCTCTGGCAGTGTGCAGTCCTGTGGCTGTTTGCCCAAGGGAAGGAAGATTGGCTCCAAGAAACAATTATGAATACACCAACACCTGAAACAGACGCTGCGACTCCAGATTCACAGCAATCCATTTCCGAGGAGGCCGCAGCAATCGTCGCTGGAGAACGTCAAGCCGACTACGGCGATGCAAACGAATCTTTCTCCCGCATTGCAAATCTGTGGAGCGCCTACACAGGTTCTACCATTGAGCCTTGGGATGTGGCACAGATGATGATTCTTCTGAAAGTCAGCCGAGCCAAGACGAGCAAAAAGCGAGACACCCTGGTTGACATCATCGGATATGCCGAGTGCGCTGGGAGGTTGAAGAAATGATTCTGGAAACAGAAAAACTGCAATGCAAAGAATGCTATCACAAGTTTCTTAAAAATGAGAGGCTTGAAGCAGATCATCCATTTGAGCGTGCGGCGAAATGCTACGGATGTCCAGATTGCAAGTCTATCGACTGCTTCATAATGCTCTGTGATGAGCTTGGATGCTATCAAGAGGCAGACTGTGGATCACCGTGCGAGGATCATAAATATCGTTGGACCTGCCACAAGCATAAACCAAATAAACTTAACAAAGCTAAATAATATGGATATGGAAAACCTTAAATTGTGCATGAATTGCAAGTGGTTTCAGCCTGACGAGCATCAACCAATGTGTGGGCATGATGACGCAAAATGTGGGTATATTGACCCTGTAATGGGCAATCATCGAATTTGGAGGATGGAATGCAGGGATATGCGACAGGTTGGACGGGAATGCGGTCATGACGCCAAACTTTGGGAGGGGAAGATGTGAAAAAGTGTAAAAGTCGAGCACAGGCTGAAAACAAGCTGTAAGATCACAGTGGTTGTGACTGGCCCTCAACGGGAGACTATATACGACACCTTCTAAGAATAGCCCCTCAATCAGTCCCAGTCACAAAATATGTGATATTTACTTGCATAGTCACATGATTAGTGATATTTAACATCAATGCAGAAGATTATTGAAAATGACCTTATTCAGGCGCTCTCCCATTTGAGCCATGGTCACAAACTTCTGTATCGAATTTTATGGGAGTTGGCGGATGAACTTGGAGTTGTCGAGTATGACATCGGTATGATCTCTGACGCAGCGGGAATCAAATACCATGACAACGACTTCGATTCGTTTGGTAAAAGGGTGGTTCGATTTAGCGATCAGCAGTTATTTTTGCCGCTGTATCTATCTAGGCACATTAGGACATTTGATCCAAATAACCCAGGCCAAAAACGAATTTGGAGAAAGTTGAAGGAGCGTTGGGGTGCAACAAAGGAGGACATGGAGCCTCTTTATTCTAGATGTAGAAAGGCAGATGTCTTGAATCTCCTGCCAAAATTTCCCGACTACCATTTGGACGAGAATGGAATAAAAACCTGGCTTCTCGATTACCGGAAGGGCTTGGATAAGGCGCTATTGGTTGATACGCCTTACGGCTGGCCTGAACCCATTGATAGCGCATTCAAAAGCTATATGAAGGCAAGATTGGCTAGGTGTATGAAAATCACCACCAAGTCAGAGAAAAATAGAAATCTATTGGAGCCTGAAAATGTTCTGGCGCTCCAAAAGACCGTCGCTCTTTTCTTGCAAGAGGGGTATTCTGATTTTCAGATCACAAAAGCAATTATTGATTCAGAGAGTAACAATTGGTCAGTATTCAAAATCTATGAAAAACCAGCAAACGCCAAAAAGCATTCTTGAACGACTAACTGAGTTCGAGATTCGGCAAAAAAACGAAGAGCTAGAAGTCCACGAAGAAGTCCGCCGCTTTATGTCCGACCTTCGTAACCAAATGGGAGAGACTGCCGAGCAATTTGCCGCCAGAAGTGGCGGCGTTAAGCGTCATTACATTTACATGATCGAGTCTGGCTCACGCAGATGGAGTCCAGAGATGCTTGAATCATTTACCAAATCACTACAGCCATGAAAAAGTTTTACGAGTATTCTGAGATAAGCTCCGCATTTGAAGAATTTGCCGACAAGGAAAATGGTCACATTCCAGACCAATCTCATCCAAGATACATAGGTCTTGGCAGATGTTGGGGATGGAGAGGGCCGTTAAATAATTGTGGCTATCCAACAATTCCAGTTGTTGGACGAAGCCTACTAGCTCACAGAATCTCATTCTCAAACCACAATGGAGGTATTCCATACAAGGCTTGCGTTTTGCATCAGTGTGACAACAGATCATGCACAAATCCTGAACATTTACATATTGGCACCCATGCGGACAACATGAGGGAGGCATCCGAAAAACGCAATAGAACAGGGAAAACTATCACAAATTCCAAAAACGAATACATGCGGAAATACATGCAGAAATACCGGAAGAAAAAGAAGGCAGCCGCCAACAGTTGACTCCACCCCATAATCACCGTAACCTTACCACCATATGGAAAAGAAGTTCTCTAAAACGATCAAGAATCCTGATACTGGCCGTGAAAAGACGGTGAAATACGGCCAAAAAGGCAGCAAAATTGGCCCTATTGGCAGCAAGCGTGCTGATGCGTATTGTGCTCGCAGCAACAACATTGCTGGCGATTGGCGCTCTGATTCCAATTCGCCAAATTCCCTGTCTCGTAAAAAATGGGGATGTTCGGGATCTAAAAGCGTGAAGAAGAAGTAACACCATGAATACTGAAACAGTCTGGATGTCAGTCATTCTTCTTTGCATTCTATTGGTCAAATGCCTGACTGAAATCGGAAAACATAATCTCAATCTACCATGAAGGACTCCTGCTACAAAAAAGTCAAAGCAAGCTACGACGTGTTTCCATCGGCTCGCGCTTCTCAAGCCATTGCCAAGTGCCGCAAGGAAAGCGGTAATGTTCGCAAGACTGAAGCTGGTTCCAATCTTAAACGATGGGAGAAGGAGAACTGGAAAGACCAACGCACTGGCAAGCCTTGCGGATCAGGTGGCGATAACGAGTATTGCCGACCAACGAAGCGAGTTTCATCCGACACCCCTAAAACGGCTAGCGAATTGGGGCGCAATAAGGTTCAGACCAAGATGCGCGAGAAAACCCGTGTTGGCATGAGTGCTAAAGTCAGTGCAGCTAAGTAACAATTTGCCCGCTGTGCCTGTGCTGGCCGAAGTACCTCGCCAAATTGGATTGGTAATTACCGACGAGAAAGTAGTGGTCGAAAAGCGCAAGAGAGCACACAACTTATGTGAAGAGGTTCAGCCTCGGATCGAGACTCTTGCGGCGGCGGGCAGCTAATTTCAATATATCAATATGGACGAAATGACAAAATCCCACAAGTGCCGAGTCAGGCATGGAGACTATCAGTTTATTAAAGGATCAGTCCTTGATATTGGCTGTGGTCCAGACGCCATCAAACTTAATCCACCATCAACCGTTCGAGGTTGGGACTTGCCTGATGGAGACGCGCAATATCTGACCGGCGTTAATGACAAGTCGTTTGATTGTGTAGTGAGCGCCCATTGCCTGGAGCACATGAACGATCCAGAAGTAGCTCTTCAAAACTGGAGCCGAGTTCTCAAGGAGGGCGGATATGTGTACATTCTAGTTCCGCTCTATAGTGCTTATGAGAAGTTCCGCGACTTCCGTTTTGGCAGTTCTCATCAAGCACGCTTTAATCCAGATCACAAAACATCATGGGATATTGTTAGCGTGGACAAGCCGATGAACCACGATCACTACGACTATAAACGCATCGTGAAAATGGGAAAAGATGCTGGATTGCACCTTGTTGATCTGCGTATGGAACTAGACGGCTTCCATTGGGACAAGTGGAACGATCCTGATTTTGACTCGACTATGCACGGTGGGCTAGCTCAGTTGTGCATTGTGTTCAAT